TAAAGAACCTTCAAGGATTCTTTTTCGCTCGGAACTGGGGCCACATAAAAGACCGTGTTGTCCCTCTGGGCGTAATACCTTGGCTTAGCCCTCTGGGTGCCGTCGCCCTGAACTTCAAGCAATCGCGAATACGAAACTGGGCGCAACGTCTCCCTGTTCCGGTAAACATCGATAATGTGGTTTAGCTCTGTTCCACTAGGAATCGTAAGGTCATACTCATCGATCCCAGCAATAATCTGGACAATCTCAGGCTCAAGACGATAAACGTCCGTCTTGACGCAAAACTCAATAGCAGACTCTCGGATCGCCCTCTCTATGACAAAGTCAGGCGCACCGTGAGCTTCTGTTCTGACGTACTCTGCGATATCCAGATACTTCACTATTACATCCTTTGCGCATTGCGATCAGGGTTGTTTGGCATCGGATCAATCGCGGCGTCGGCTCTGGACTTAATGCCGAGAGCGTTAGCGAATGACTGGTAGTGCATCATCGAGCGCTCAGCGTTGCCTGCGTACTCGCTGTCCTTCTGGTATGCGCGGTAGAGCATGTAATCCAGAATCGCGTTAGCGTAAATGTCGTCCAGCGTAATAACCTGAGTAGACGAGTAGGTCAGGTCTGCTGGCGCTGTGCTGTAAATGATTTCGATATCCATGCTGGTAGTAGCATTTGGATAAACGTAAAAATTCTTTGGGTCCGCTGGATCGTAAACGAAGTGCTCAATCTTCTTGGTGGCATCCGCCGCAGTGTTGTGCCAGTCGGGAAGGGTTTCGTCCAAGATCTTGCGATCAATCTGGGTGATTGCGCGACCGCCATCGTTACGAACGACATCGATCAAGCGCAGTCCGGTGCTTGGAATTGACTGCTTGCTACCATTAGCACACGTCATGTTTCCGTTTACCGTCTTTGCGTCCGGTCTGTGTAGAACGATCTCTCGCTGAGCATCGTTAAGAAACGTCATCAACTCCGCTTGAGGAAAGCGAACTTGAGACGTGTCCTGAAGGATAATCCCCGCAGTGTCTATTAAGGTTGCTACCTTAGTCGTGGCCATCCGCCACCTCCCATTCTATGACTTCCAGATCGGGATTCTTTGCAAAGATCGGGTCGTAATCGAACACGTTTCCAGTTACGACGTTGCGAAGCTTCTTCGGCATCCTTGCGGGCAAAACCTTCTCCGGCTGTTTTCCATTCTTGCGGAGCCTGTCAACTTGGTCTTGAAGTTCTGCCAACGTCGCTCGCCTATCTAGCGTGACGTTGAACTCTTCTTTAGCCTCGATGTACAGGTCGTCCTTCTCTGTCTTCGCGTCTTCCACTTTCCTCTCCTTAAAGTGAAAAGGGGGAGGAAGACCTCCCCCAACTCAGTCCTTAGACCTTCCACTTACCTACAGCGAGGCAGTCTGGAGTTACGACCTTGCGGCCATATACCTTCAGACCACGAACGCCGTCGCCGAAGGTGCTCTCAAGACGAACGGTCTCAGTGTTAGTGAACTGAGAAGCGAACGTGATTGCCTTCGGGTGACCCGCGAGAACGTGGGTGTAAGTAGCATCAACACCAGCCGCAGGGGTATAGAGCATGTTGCTCTGGTAAACCGTGAAGCGGTCTACCTGACCCACCTGACCGTTACGGAGAGGCGAAGTCGCATCACCAGTCAGGTACGCTTGACGCAGTTCGCTCTGCTTGAGCAGAGAGATCATGCTGGGAGGCAGAACGATGAAGCGGCCCTCTTCAGGGATGTTCAACTCGTCCAGTTCCTTAGCAAGGTCAAGGATGTTGGTGAGGATGTTGCTAGCGGTGATCGTAGTCTGCGAACCGATAGTGGTTGCGCCAGTTACGACGTTAGCCAGAACGTCAGTCTCGACTGCGATGCGCATTTGCTCAGCGGCGTCCTTAGAAGCCTCTGCCAGCATGTCGATGTCGCCCTGTGCAGACAGAACGTCGTCGATCTTGAACGCATAGCTCTTAGCCTGATCGATCAGCAACTCGACCGTGCTGGTGGTCAGATCAGCATAGCTGACAGTACCAGTGTAGTCGGCAACAGTTACTGCGGGGACGGTTCGGATGTGAACCTTGTCGCCCTGACCAGAGATCTCGCCTTCGTAGTCGGTGTTAGAAATAGCAGGAAGTACAGAAGTCTTGTAGAACTTCGCCTGCAACAGTTTTGAAAAGACTTCTGGGATGAAGCCGCCCTGATTAGCCGCGTACTCGAAAGCCGCGCCAGAGCCATTAGCACCAATAGCCATTGTTAAATACCTCTATGCAAGAGTTAATCAACGCCGGATTTGACCTCGCCTCCATGCATCCATCAGTTCGTCTGTATTAGCTTCAAAGTCTTGAAGCGACATACGCTTGATGTCCGCCGCAGACCAGATCTTTTGTCCGGCACCAGTATCGGGCTTTCTGGATTTAGGGAGCTTTGGCTCTGCCGCCGCTTTCGCCTTCTCCAGTACCCGCTCTTGCGGCGTCGGTTGACCGAATCCCATGTCGCTCTTGAACTTATACAAGGCCGCATTTACATCATTCGATGAACCGGATTCGATCCAGTTCTGAATACTTGCGTCCTGCACCTCCAGCCAGTCAGCCCAGTCTCCTGATTGAACGATGTCGTCCAGATCGGGGTGCGCTTCCCTAATGCGAGCCATGTGCGCTTCCTGCGCTTGGGCTAAAGCCTCTTGCTCTCGCATCTGCCGGAGTTGTTCAAGCTCGGCATTTTGTTCGGCAACTTGTGCCTGCGTTCTCTCGACTACGTCCAGAATTGGTGACGCAAGATCTGGGTACTCTTCCCTGACTTGCTTCAGCTTCTCCAGATCGACGTCTTTCTCCGCAAGCTGACGCTTCAGGTTTCCTAACTCGGCCATTGCCTGCTCGTGCAAACGTCGCAGTTCTTTAGCCTCAGTTGTTGCCTGAGTCATCTTCCTTTGTGCATTCTTGTAGCGTTCGTCAGCCTTTTTCAGGGCTAACTCCGTCTCGGACAATTCGCCGCGCTCGTCTTCGACGGGAGCCTCGACAGGTTCTTCGGCAGTATCCGTTGGCTCTTCGGGTGCCTGTGCCTCTACCTCCGGTTCAGGTTGCTCTGGAGTTTCCTCTTCTTGAGGTTCCTCAACCTGCCCTTTGACTCGGGCCATAATTTCCTGCGCTTCCGCTTCAAGTTTTGCTGGATCTACTTTCATCTTCCGGTTCCTGTTAGGGGTGTCCGTCAGTCGATGCTAGGGGGGCGTATCTTTAGCGCCCGCTCCGCTTCGATGACCGCTTCAGCGGCCTGTTCTAATTCGAGCGCATCGCGTAGCTCGGCCACGCGACCCTGCTCAAACCTAAAATTGTTTTTATCCGCAGACTCTAATTTGGTCTGGGCTTCAGCTAATCGCTCAGCCAGCAACTCCATCAGGAGGGGCCATTCCTCCGTCAGGGATAGCACCTTGATCGCCCGCGCCTGACGCGGCGAGCATTTGCTGTTGCTGTAATAGCGCTTGTTGTTCGGCAATTAGCTGTTCCTCAGACTTGATAACGTCAGCAGGATCGATGTCCATGCTCTGCGCGATGTCACGCAGGAGCTTGCCTCGATCAACTAGCTGAGAGTCCATGGGATTTGAAACCAGAGAGAGGAATTGAAGAAGTCTCTGGCTCTGCACTTCTTTCTGCACAAGTGCGGTGCTACCGCGAGCTACGACCTTGAGGTCGCCCTTCGCTCGCTCATTCGTTCCGAACTCCATATTGAAGTGGAACAATGATTCAATCATAGGGCGTATAAGGAAATCGTCAATGTTTTTGATGGTGCTTTTGAGCGCTACGTTAGCCGCTCCCATCAGCATTGAGATGCCCGTCGCCGTCTTGTTTAGGCTCTTCGTTTGCTCGCCGTGAGTGTATGACGGGAGCGACGTTGTTTCATCCGCGAAGCGCCGGAAGATTTCGATAATTTGATTAAGCCCGTTGGCGTTTGCGACAGGCTGGTAGTACCTGACCGCAGGCATTGAGCCGTCACCACCAGACCGTAAAAAAACTCGCCACGGATGAAGATCGGTTGGATCCTCACCCGCCGCGAGAAGGTCGGTGTTTACTTCCACCATCGGACCCGAGGATAGGGCCATGTTGTCTAGCCAGATGCGGGTAGCCGCATTCATGGTCTGTTGCGAGTCACGCATCATGCGCGGTACGCCTACACCCCAGAACTGGTGGGGAGTGCGCTCATACGGGAAGATGTTGTAGGGGATGCGGTAGCCTTTGACTGGATTCAGAGAGGCCTTAATAACCTTACCCGAGACAATCCATACGTTCGCGTCGAAGTCCTGACTGGGGTCGGAACCCTCCGGAAGTTCGACTCCAACCTCTCTAAGGTCATAGCCATCAATGGATCCCCAGAACTCCAGAAGCTCAAACCGATGGGAATCGCCATGCTCGTTAATACCGGCAATTTGGCGGCGAGTCCTTTCATGATCCTCTTCTTCATGGTTTCCTGTTCTGTGATCCCGCAACATGGCGAGAATGACTTCCGTGTCAAAAGCTGGAGTCTCCGCCAACTCTCGGAACTGCCTTCGCGTAAGGACGTGGCGACGGAACATTCCGTGACAATCCTCAAGGCTGGTGCAGAAGGGGTCGGGATACAGATCAAAGATCGACACTGATTCGATCTCAGGACGCGCCTGTTCTTCCATAACCATCGCGTAGGTTGACCGCCCCATTTCGTCTTCCATCCGCTGGTAAGACTGGACTCGGTCGATCTTTACTGTGCCTGACTTAACAGCGCCGGAGCCAAAGATGCAGGCCTCAAGGATGGCCTCCTTCATCTTCTGCTCAGTATTCTCTTCGATTAGCTG